GATGCGGTGAAGCTGCAACGTGAGCTGCCTGAAGCGGTGCTCAACGACCTTGAGCTGTTCCTGTTTGGCCTCGGGCAGACCGAGACACTGGAGACCGCAAAAAACGACTAGAGGCCGACAGCTGGCTGTACTTTGAGTTCTTCCTGGCGACAGAACTAGGCAAGACCGTCAGCCAGCTGCGGCAAGAATTAACGGATGATGAGTTCATCCATTTTGCGGCGTACTACGAGATCAAAGGCAAACGTGAGCAGCAGGCGATTGATAAAGCCAAGCGCCGGTAGACTGCTGCTATAGGGAGGTGCTGCGGTGGCTGTTGCTGTTGTTGACATTCAGGTCAATGCTGGCGGTGCATCGCAGCAGCTACGCAACCTGAATCAGCAATCGCAGCAGCTGCAAACTGCTGTCAATGGCGCCACTACTGCTGTAACGAGGCAAGGCCGAGAACTTCAGACCGCCGCCAACGGGATGAAGTATTTCACCGATGCCGCAGGTCGCGCACGGGCAGAGAATGGTCGGCTCCTTACGACAGCAGAACGAGCTGCAGCAGGTATCCGCAATCAAGGACAGGTCGCAGAACGTGCGGGTATACAGCTGGATGGATTCACGCAGCGCATCGCCGGAATCGGTCTTGCATTAGCCGGCGGCTTTGCTGTTGATCGCGTCATTCGTGATGCCACCGAACTCGACCGCAACATCCGCCGGCTTGGCACGGTCGGCATGGATATTGAGAAGATCAACCCGGCATTATCAAAGCTGAGTGATCAGCTCGGTGGTGTTGCAAACAAGGCTGATCTTGCGGCGGCATCGTATCAAGCGGCATCAGCAGGTTTCGCTGATACGGCAGGCAACATCCAGATTCTTGATGCTGCAACCCGAGCAGCGGTCGGTGGTCTTGCAGATACGCAAGCCGTGACGGAGGTGCTGGTCAAGACACTCAATGCCTACGGCATGTCAGGCACCAGAGCGTTTGAGGTGACCGACAGCATCTCGAAAGCCGTTGAACTCGGCAACCAAGAATGGAGTGACTACACATCCCTCCTAGGTCGTGTGGTGTCAACCACGTCATTGGCTGGCGTGAGCATCAACGAGATGAATGCGTTCATCGCGTCGGCTACCAAGAATGGCGCCACGGCTGAAGTTGCCTTCACCGGTCTCGGCGCAGTGCTCAATACCCTGCTGCAACCGACCAAGGAGAGCCAGGATGCCGCCAAGAAGCTCGGCATCGCCTGGAACTACGGCGGCCTCCAAGCCAAGGGCTTTACGGGCCTCATGGCGCAGCTTGCGGTGGCGATGCAGAAGGACAAGGAGACCACTGCACGGCTGCTGGGTTCGCAGGAGGCGATGCGTGGTGCATTCGCCGCTAATGCCAAAGGCGGCAAGGACTTCGTGATGGTGCTTGAGCAGCTCAGCGGTGCAGCAGGCAAGACCGATGCTGACTTCCAAACGATGAAGGGCAGCCTTGAAAACACAATCAAGGCGCTTGATACATCATTCATCAACTTGAGCGAAGCACTAGCCAAGGCATTCGGCCCGACGGTTGTCATCACGATTCAAGACATCACCAAGAGCGTTAATGGTTTCGCCAATGTGATGAGCTCCATCCCGCAACCGGTGATGGATGCAGTCGGAACGCTGATCAAGTTCGGCATCCAGATGATGCTGGTCAAGCGGGCCATTGATGCTGTGATTGCATTGCGAGCAGCGTATGTTGCAGCCACCACCGCGATGGCAGCATCAACAGCGGCCACCGGCACGGCTGCTACTGCAAGCTCAGGCGCATTTGCGCTCTATACCCGCAACAGCCAGGCACTGGCGACGCAATCAGCCGCCTCGGCGACGCAGGTCACTGCGCTGGGGACTGCTTTGCGTGGGCTTGCCGCTATTGGCATCATCACCGTTGGCGTCAACATCATCGTTTCTGGTACTGCTGACTTGATCGCCACGATCAAGGAAGTCAACAAACTGCGAGGCGAAAGGGAATCCGGTGGTGTGGCGCGCATCTTTGGTGGTAGCGCAACAGCAGAACAGAAAGCAGCTGCGGCTAAGACATTGGCTCAGATTCGGGCAGAACGCGAAAGCATGGCCCAACCGGGCGCACAGGCAACCCGATTAGCGCTAGGTGCGTTCTCCCCGCTAGTTGGCCAACCATCACAGGCTGATGTGATGAATCGGCAACTGCTGTTCTCAGAACGTGAGCGCAAGGCACGAGCAGTCCTCGCCCTCCCCACCCGCGCAGCAAGGCCTGCGACGACCACCCCACCACCAGCCACCGACACCACCCCACCACCCACCGTCGGCGGTGCAGGGAGCGGCAAGGCCAAAGACGGGGACAGCAAGGCAGCAGCTGCCAAGGCAGCACTCGCCACATCACAGCTGCAGCTATCGCAAGCGCGGGCATTGTTTGATGTCGAAGGTCGCATCCTTGAGGCGCGTGGTTCCGGCAACCGTCAGCTGGAGATCACCCGTCAGGCGCAAGCGGAACTACTGCGGATCACCTTCGAGGCGCAGCGGCTCAAGGTTGATAAGGAGATGCCGGCAGCGCAGAAGAAGGCAGAGCTCGATCAGCTTGCAATCAAGGCCGCCACAACCGCCCGGCAGCTTGAGTTCGATATCAACACCATCCGCAAGGAAGATGCTGACCTGAAGGCTCAGGGCATCCAAGCGCTGAATGATGAGCTTGCCTTACAGCAAGCCAGGCTTAATGGCAACGAAGCTGAGGTCATCCTCAACCAGCAGATCCGCGATCTGAAAGCACAATTCCCAGGCCTCAACGAAGCTGACATCCGCACCACGTTGGCGAAGACCAAAGCACTCAAGGCGCAAGCCGATGCAGCCGAGCAACTGAAGCAGGTCTATGCCGACATCGGCATGTCGATCAAGTCCGGCGTCGTTGATGCCATCCAAGGCGCCATCGATGGCACCAAGAGCCTCCAGCAGGTTGCTGTTGACCTGCTGAACAGCATCGCCAACAAGCTGCTAGACATCGCCGTCAACATGGCGCTATTCGGCACCATGTCAGGCACCGGCACCGGTGGCGGCCTGCTGGGTCCATTGTTCCGCGCTAACGGCGGTAGCGTCTCCAGCGGTCAGCCGTACATCGTCGGTGAGAAAGGCCCGGAGCTGTTCATGCCTGGTCGTAGCGGCACCATCATCCCTAACCACAACCTCGGAGGTGGTGGCACGACCGTCATCGTCAACGTTGATGCCAGCGGTTCCAGCGTCAGCGGTGATCAAGCACAAGGCAAGCAGCTTGGCATGGCAGTATCCGCTGCAGTGCAGGCAGAATTGATCAAGCAGAAGCGCCCCGGAGGCCTGCTCGCCTGATGGCTACCTTCCCCGCATCACCAGCACCGTCCTACGGCGCCGAGAAGCGCAGCCGACCTGCAGTGCGTAGCGTCAAGTTCGGTGATGGCTACGAGCAACGGCTGGTCTATGGCCTCAACCAGAACCCTAAGGCGTGGTCATTGTCGTGGCAGAACATCACCGAAGCTGACGCTGATACGCTTGAAACCTTCCTTGATGCCCGCGCTGGGCAGGAGTCCTTCGACTGGACACCACCAGACACCAGCACGTCATACAAGTGGATCTGTCGCGAATGGAGCAAGACGATCCCCTACACCGGTCGCGCCAACATGTCGGCAGTATTTGAGCAGGTCTTCGAGCCATGAGCTTCGCTGCCTGGACCGCCACCACCGCGCAGGTCGTCGGTGACATCCGTGCTGCCACCACCCTGCAGGCCAGCGGTCTTGTGTTTCGCTGCACTGTTGCCGGCACCACCGGCAGCACACAACCTGCATGGCCGACCGACATCGGCAGCACCATCACCGATGGTGGCGTCACATGGCAGGCGATCAGCAGCGTCTACGAAGAACTGGCGGTGTTGGCACCCAATGCCATCATCGAGTTGTTTGAGCTGACGCTGGATGCTGCACTGCACGGCAGCAGCGATACCTACTACTTCCATGCCGGCGCCAATGCAGCCGTCAGCGGCAACATCATCTGGAACAACAATACCTACATCCGCCTGCCGATCAAGGCTGAAGGCTTTGAGTACAGCAATGGCGGCACCCTGCCTAGACCGACGTTGACCGTCGCCAACCTCGGCGGTGAAATCAGCGCCTTGCTGCTGACCGTCAACGCCTTCACCACCGGCAATGACCTCGGTGGTGCCGTGGTGCGTCGCATCCGTACGTTACGCAAATTCCTTGATGGTGAACCCGGCGCTGATGTCAATGCCAAGTTTCCCGATGAGGTCTGGTACATCGACCGCAAAGCCAGCGAAAACCGCGACGCAATTCAATGGGAACTGGCCAGCAAGTTTGATCTTGCTGGTGTGTTGATGCCAAAGCGGCAGATCATCGCCAACATCTGCCAATGGCAATACCGTTCAGCAGAATGCAGCTATACCGGCACCAACTACTGGAATGCAAAAGATGAACCGGTTGCTACTGCAGGCGCAGATCGATGCGGAAAACGACTCAGCTCCTGCAAGCTACGGTTTGGCGCAACAGCTGAACTACCGTTTGGATCATTCCCTGGTGCTGGGCTGACGCAATGAACCTAACCGAACAGCTGAAAGCTGAAATCATGGTTCATGCCAAGGCGCAGGATCCCCGCGAATGCTGCGGGTTGATTGCTGTCATCAAAGGCCGTCGGCGGTACTTTCCCTGCCGGAATATTGCCGCCACACCAGATGAGCACTTCATCCTGGATCCTGAAGACTATGCCACCGTCGAGGATGCAGGTGAGATCATCGCCGTGGTTCATAGCCACCCGACCACACCACCGGCACCATCACCAGCGGATCGGATCGGCTGCAACGCATCAGGCCTGCCATGGGTCATCGTCAACCCAAAAACTGAGCAATGGGATAAGTGCATCCCTGCACGCTTTGAGCTGCCGTACGTCGGTCGTGAATTTGTGTTCGGCCTGTTGGATTGCTACTCACTGGTGCGCGACTGGTACAGCCGCGAGCTTGGCATCAAGCTGGATGACTTCCACCGGCGTGATCGGTTCTGGGAGCGCGGTGAAAATCTATACCTCGACAACTACGCCAGCCAAGGATTCCGTCGCATCCCGTTTGAGGATCTTGCCTACGGTGATTCGTTGCTGATGCAGCTCAATGCTGACCTACCAAATCATGCCGCGATATACCTTGGCGATCAGCAGATCCTGCATCATGTTCAAGGTCGCCTGTCAAGTCGTGATGTGCTCGGCGGCTACTATGTGAAAAGCACCGCCTGCGTCCTGCGGCATGAAAGTCGTTAAGGTCTACGGCGCACTCCGCAAGAAGCTGGGGCAGTGCCGCTTTGAGTTCTATGCCGACACACCAGCGCAGGCGCTGAAGGCATTGTGCGTCAACTTCCCCGGCCTTGAGCGGTGGTTGATTGATCGCGAAGGTGAAGGGATCGGCTTCCGCGTTACGGTAGGTCGCGAACGGATCACCAATGGCAACGTCGAGGACCTGGTGCTGCCGTGGAGTGAACGTGAAGTCTTCAGCATCACGCCCGTGATCTGCGGCGCCGGTCGAGGGTTTGGCGAGATCCTCGCCGGCATCGGATTGATCGCGTTGTCGTTTGTGGTGCCGTTCGCCAGTACGGTGCTGTTCAATTTTGGGGTCGCCCTTGTGTTGGGTGGGGTCGCGCAGATGCTGTCACCACAACCAGACCTTGGCTTCAACAACGGCAAGGATGCCGCACGGCTTGAATCGTTCACCTTCAGCAACATCGTCAACACCAGCAAGCAGGGTCTCCCGGTGCCGATCGCCTATGGCCGTGTCTTCACCGGTTCCGCCGTCGTCAGCTCCGGCCTTGACGTGGATCAGCTGGTATGACAACACCATTCGCGATCCAAGGCGCCGGTGGTGATGGCGGCAAGGCTGGTGGTGGCAGCAGCGCACCAACCGAAGCCGATGACTCGTTGCAGTCCGTCCAGTACGGCGCCGTACTGGATCTGATCAGCGAAGGGCCCGTGCAGGGCCTCGACAATGGCCTCCGCAGCGTCTACCTCGATGGTACGCCGATCATCGGCCCCAGCGGTGCCGAAAACTTCACCGGGTACAGCAACGAGTTTCGCGCCGGCACGCAAGATCAGGCCTACATCCCCACCGGCGGCATCGAGTCAGAAAATAGCGTCAGCGTCGAAGCAACCAATGCATCACCCGTCATTCGCACGATCGCTGATACCGATGTCGATCGTGTGCGCGTCACGCTGCAGCTGCCGGCATTACAGATCATCCAAGACGATGGTGACATCGTTGGTCATTCGGTAGACATTCAGATTCAGGTCAACTACAACGGCGGCGGCTACACCACCGTGATTGACGACACCATCGCCGGCCGATCGGGCGACCTGTACCAGCGCGATTACCTAATCAACCTGTCTGGCACCTTCCCGGTGGATGTTCGGGTGACGCGGATCACGCCAGATAGCAATGACCTGCGCACGGCGAATGAATTCTCCTGGAGCAGCTACACCGAGATCATCTACGCCAAGATTGCCTATCCCAACAGCGCATTGGTCGGCATCCGCATCGATGCCGAGCAGTTCAGCAGCATCCCTAGCCGCAGCTACCGGGTGCGTGGCATCAAGGTGGCCATCCCAAGCAATGCAACCGTCGATCAAACCAATGGCCGCATCACTTACGCCGGCATCTGGAATGGTACGTTCGGCGCTGCCCAGTGGACCAGCGACCCAGCTTGGATCCTGTGGGACTTGCTGACCAGCACCAGATACGGCTTTGGTGAGCACATCATCCCTGCCAGCCTTGACAAGTGGGCATTTTTTGCCGCATCCCAGTACGCATCCGAGCTGGTGCCCGATGGCTTCGGTGGTTACGAGCCTCGCTTTTCCTGCAACACCAACATCCAAACGCAGGAGGATGCGTACAAGCTGATTAACGACATGTGCAGCGTGTTCCGGGTGATGCCC